GATGGGACAGTGCGAGCAGGTCATGATTGCCGCTGGGGGCTGGAAGCGGGAGCGGCAGGAGCAGCAGCTGAAAGAGTGGTTCGGTGAGGTGCCGCGCTTCCTGATCACGATTGCTGCCGGATATGTGGCCGAGTGCAGCGATGCGGATTTCTGCGCATTGATCGAGCACGAGCTGTATCACATCGCGCAAGCGCTCGATGGTTTTGGTCTTCCAAAGTTCAGCCGTGAGACTGGCTTGCCAGTGCTGCGCCTGCGTGGCCATGACGTGGAGGAATTTCACGGGGTGGTGCGGCGCTATGGGGCAAATGATTCTGTGGACACCATGGCCAAGCTGGCCCGGCAGGAACCCGAGGTGGCGCGGGCCAATATTGCCCAGGCGTGCGGGACCTGCCTGCTCAGGCTGGCCTGATTTTTTTGCCCGTTTAGGTTTACGAGGGTTTACGGATGGTTTGGTATGGCAACACTCAAAAAGGAGGTCAAAGTCTTTGTGGTGCGTAGCCTGGCGGTGTTCAACACCCCCCAGGAAACTGCCGATCTCGTAAACCAAGAATTTGGCACTGTCGTTGACCGACAGCAAGTTGCGAAGTACGACCCCACGAAGCGCACCGGGCAGAACCTCAGTCAGGATCTGCGCGAGGAGTTCTGGGCGACCCGGAATGAGTTTTTGGAAAACCCAAAGAACCATGTGCCCATCGCCAACCTGACGGTTCGCCTGCAGCACCTGCAGCGTTTGATTGACCGGCACAGCAAAAACCCCGTGCTGCTCATGGATGCGCTGGAGCAGGCCGCCAAGGATGTGGGCGGGCTGTATACGAATCAGCGCAGCATTGACAGCACATCCAGCGATGGCAGCCTAGCCCAGCGTCCGACCGTGATCGAGCTGGTGGCCCCACAGGGTGGAACCAATGAAGGCACAGATTGAGCTGCCCCCGAAGCTGATCCCGGTGTTCAGTGGTCAGGCCCGCTACCGTGGGGCCTATGGTGGGCGCGGTTCCGGGAAAACCCGCACGTTTGCGCTGATGACGGCGATCTGGGCATACCGGCTGGCTGAGTCCGGGACCTCCGGGGTCATCCTGTGCGGCCGTGAGTTCATGAACTCGCTGGAAGATTCCAGCATGGAGGAAGTGAAGCAGGCGATCCGCTCGGTGCCCTGGCTGGACAGCTACTTCGAGATGGGCGAACGCTACATCCGCACCAAAAACCGCCGAGTCAGCTATGTGTTTGTCGGCCTGCGCCACAACGTGGACAGCCTGAAATCCAAGGCCCGCGTTCTGGTGGCGTGGATTGATGAGGCTGAAAACGTCAGCGAAACCGCATGGATGAAACTGCTGCCCACGGTGCGGGAAAAGGATTCGGAAGTCTGGGTGACATGGAACCCTGAAAAGGACGGCAGCCCCACGGACGAGCGATTCAGAAAGCGCGTCCCCGAGGGTGGCAGGATCGTCCAGCTCAACTATGCCGACAATCCGTGGTTTCCTGACGTGCTGGATCTGGAGCGGCAGGCGGACTTTGACCGTCTGGACCCGCAGACCTATGCGTGGGTCTGGGATGGGGCATACCGAAAGAACAGCGCCGCCCAAATCCTGTCCGGCAAGTACCGGCTGGGGGTGTTTGTGCCGCAGGCCGACTGGAGCGGGCCGTACTATGGCATCGACTGGGGCTTTTCTCAGGACCCGACCGCAGGCGTCAAGCTGTGGATTCACGACCAGACCCTGTATGTCGAGCATGAGGCCTGCCGGGTCGGGCTGGAAAACGACGACATTGCCCAGTTCATGATTGAGCGCCTGCCGGGGATTGAGCAGCACACGGTGCGCGCAGACAGCGCAAGGCCGGAAACAATCAGCCATGTGAAATCAACCGGGCGCGGTGTGCGTCCGGCGCTGCCAAAAATCACCGCCGTGGAGAAATGGCCGGGCAGCGTGGAGGATGGGATTGCCCACCTGCGTGGCTATCGGGCCATCGTCATTCATGAGCGCTGCACCGAGACGTTCAAAGAGGCGCAGCTTTACAGCTACAAAACAGACCGGCTGACCGGGGATGTGCTGACCGAGGTGGTGGATGCCCACAACCACTGCTGGGATGCCATCCGCTACGCACTTCAACCCATCATCCGCAATAAGCCAGAGCGCAAACCACTGGCTTCCGGTGGCAACAGGACTTTCTGACATGGCAAAAAAACGCAACGCATTACCGGCGCGGCGCGCTGAGCGTGCGGCCGTGGTGTCGGCAGGCATGGCCGCCGATTTCACCCAGGACCGACTGCTGCAGCAGCTGACCAGCATGGCCGAGCCGGACGTGGTGCTGCAGAAAGCTGGGGTATCCCGTGAGCAGCTGCGGGTGCTGCTGGGCGATGATGAAATCTTTCAGGCCACGGAAACCCGCAATGACGCCCTGTATGTCACCCCGTGGCGGCTGGAGCCATCTGAGGGGGAGGCGGCTGACCTGGTGTTTTCCCAGCTGAACCGCTGGCTGCCGGTGATCCTGCGCACGGCGATGCAGGCCCGCTACTTTGGGTACAGCATCCTCCGGGCCGATTGGGTCAGTGAGGGCGGGCAAAACGTCTGGTCTGCGATCAGCGACCTGCCGATGCGCTGGTTTCAGCCTCGACCCGGCGGGGACCTGCGGTTTTTCCCTGCCGATGGCCGGGGTGGCATCGAGGGCGTCCGGGTGCATGAGCAGTACCCGTGGCGGATTTTTGCGACCTACAACAGCCCGACCTATGACAACCCGCGCGGTGAGGCGCTGCTGGCGCGACTGTACTGGCCGTGGTTCTTCCGCAATGAGGGCTGGAAATTCTGGGGCAAGTTCCTGGAGCGCTTCGGTGCGCCGCTGCTGGTGGGCCGGGCCGGTGAGGGTGGCAGTCCGATAGAGATGCTGCAGGCGCTGTTGCAGGCCCATGGGCAGTCAGCACTGGGCCTCAACCACGATGACGATGTGCAGGCGATCCAGAGCAGCAGCAACGGCGACAGCTTCGACAAGTTCGAGACGGCCAGCATCCGCCGTATCCAGAAGGTGATTCTCGGTCAGACCCTGACCAGCGGCACCGATGGGGGCAGCGGGAACCGGGCGCTGGGGTCGGTGCACAATGATGTGCGCATCGACAAACGCAACAGCGACATCCAGCTGGTGACGCCCACGGTGCAGGCCATGGTGGATGCGCTGCTGGTCTGGAATGGCTACGCGCCGGGTGACGTGGTGTTTTCCATGTCAGACGGCAAGGGGCTGGAGGTGGAGCGGGCGGCCCGTGATGCCACGCTGTATGGGGTCGGGGTGCGGTTCAGCCGCCAGTATTTCGAGGATGAATACAACCTGACTGCTGAGCATTTTGCGGTGGCTGGGGAGTCACAGCAGACCGGCCTGCCCATCGCGGCCCGGTCACTGATGGCTGGGCCACGGTTCACGCCAGAACAGCAGCAGCTGGAGCAGCTGGCAGACACGGCCATTGCCCAGGCTGGCCAGCCGATCGAAGCCAAGGCCATGCAAAAGCTGGTCGCAAGATGCAGCGATCCTGGCGAGCTGGAGCGGGAGCTGTTCAAGCTACTGCCAACCGCCACCCGGCAGGAGTTCAACCGGGCGCTGGGCGATGCGCTGTATGTGGCGGACCTGCAGGGCTGGGCAGACAGCGAGGTGGGCCATGCAAATCAGTCCGATTGAGGCGCTGCGGGTTGCACTGGCCCGGACGCCCATGCTGCCGCAGGACTATTACAGCCTGCCCCCTGAGGCGCGACTGAACGCCACCACGGTGTCCGGGCTGGCCAGTCTGGAGCAGATTCGCCATGTTATTGACGCGGTGAACCAGACGCTGGCCAGCGGCGGCACGTTTGCTGATTTTCAGGCGGCCGTGCGCCTTCGGCCCGACCTGCTGCACCTGCCGGACCATCGGCTGGACAACGTGTTTCGGACCAACATCCAGACCGCCTACAACCAGGGGCGGATGAACCAGCAGTTGCAGGACACGCGCCGTGTGTACTGGATGTACAGCGCGATCAACGACAGCCGGACCCGTCCAGCCCACCGGGCCTGGAACGGGACCATCCTGCACCGGGACCACCCGTGGTGGCGGACACACTACGCACCTTGTGGCTACCGCTGCCGGTGCTCAGTCATCAGCCTGACACAGGCGCAGGCGGTCAAACGCGGCATCACCCCGGATGGTCAGATTGACAACGGGCCACCCGATCCGGGGTTTGCAGCCCAGCCAAGTACCGATGCTGCGGCATATCACGATCTGGTGGAGCAGGCAGTGAGGGATGCCATGAACGACTTTCCGCAGTCCGCAGCCCCGGCCATCAGCCAGTGGCGCGACAGCCTGACGCTGGCCGAACAGGTGGCGGACACGCTCAAGCGCACCCTGCCCACGCTCAGCGAGGACGTGGCCAAGCAGCTGCCTGCCGCCGTGCTGCGTGCTGAAAAGCTGGGGCTGGAAAGCCCGGAGGGCCTGCACATGGCCGCCGCGTATCTGGACGAGCATGGGGCAGACCTGAACAACCTGCTGGCCCGTGCCCAGACCGGCACCGCTGCGGATGCGCTGGCGGCGTCCACGGTCCGGGATGCAGTGGCTGAGCTGACCCGGGTGGCCCCCAATGCCGCGCCGGTGGAGTTTGTGCTGTCGCATCTGGACGCCATGCCGCTCAAAGTCGGCTCAGTGGTGGAGCTGGAGGGCAACCGGCTGGCCAAGCCTGCCATGCCAGCGACCACGGCACAGGTCCGGGTGCGCGTCAACCGGGGCGGCGTGGATCTGGCCGAACTGGCGCTGGCTGATGCCGTGCTGCTGACGACGGGCAGCCGTTACCGCGTCCTGTCGGAAACGATGGTGGATGGGGTGATGCTGCTGACGCTGGAGCTGACCAGCCGCCCGGCCACTGAAACGCTGTACTGACCACACCAACCCAACACCATGACCGCCTGCGGGCGGTTTTTTCATGCCCGAGGTTTTTATGCGCCGTAAACAAACCATGCCGGAGGCGACGCTGGAGCCGCCCAGCAGCCAGCCGTTCAGTCCGCTGGTCCTGCTGCACTGGCAGCAGTTCCGGCCCACCGCACTGGCCCGCAATGAGGGGGTGCAGATCAACGTGTTCGACGTGATCGGCGACAGTTGGAGCGAGACGCCGGTGACGGCCGGCAGCATCAAGGCGGTGCTGGATCAGGCCGCCGGTGCTGACGTGACCGTCAACATCAACAGCCCAGGCGGTTCGGCCTTTGAGGGGCTGGCCATCTACAACCTGCTGCGCAACTACAGCGGGCGGGTGGTGGTCAATGTCCTCGGGCTGGCGGCCTCTGCGGCCTCGGTGATTGCGATGGCGGGCGATGAGGTCCGCATTGCCAAGGCCGCAATGCTGATGATCCACAACAGCAGCGGGCTGTGCTGGGGCACTGCGCAGGACATGCGCGACATGGCCACAGTGATGGACAAGCTCGACAGCCTGATGGTCGGCATCTACGCCACCCGCACCGGCACGCCGGAGGCTGACATTGCCGCCCTGATGCACCAGACCGACCACTACATGACCGGGCAGGAGGCGATTGACGCCGGATTTGCCGACAGCCTGCTGGCCCAGGATGCCCCGGCAGCCACCGAATCAACTGCTGTCGCAGCCCTGATGCCGATGCGCATCGCCGCGATGGCCACCCAACCCAAACCCACCCCACCCGCACAATCCGAGGAGACAGACATGGATTTGCAAGCAGCGCAGGCTCGGATTGCCGAGCTGGAGGCGCAGAACAAGGCGCTGGCCCAACAGCACCGCGAAAGCCGGATCACCGCGCTGGCCCAGAAGGTCAGCCTGACCGACGAGCAAAAACAGGCACTGGCCAAGATCGAGGACGCCACCGCATTTGATGTGGCCGTCAGCACCATCGAGGCCTGCACCGCAAACACCACCAAAGCGCCACCGCTGCCCCAGGCCATGCAGGGCGATCTGCGGGGGCAGGAGCCGACCGGCAACACGCTGGACGACAAATTCAACGCATTCATGAAGGGGGCATAACCAATGGCCATTTTCAACAGCGACGTCAGCTACACCAGCAATCCGGACCTGATCCTCGGTGACGGGGTGCAGACTGAAAACGTCAAGCCCACCGCGGGCACCGCCTACAAGCGCGGCGATCTGCTGGTGGTCGGCACCGGCAACGTGGCCACCCACAGCAGCACGGCTGCCGATTGGCATGTGGTCTGTGCCGCAGACATCAGCGTGGCCCAGGCCAACGCCGGGTATGAAATCCCGGTCTACACCCAGGGCGAAATCAGCGTGCATGCTGTGACCCTGAACGGCGTGGCCCTGACCACTGCACAAAAAAACACGGCGCGGCAACGTGCCAACCAAGCCACCGCCATCGAGCTGCGCAAAGTCGCAGGGGAGACCTACTGATATGGCCGTTAACATCACTGTCGCCGGGCAGCCGATCCAGCTGCTCGACATTCCGCAGCTGGCTGTGTTCAACGACAAGACCCGCAAGGCGGACAGCTTCCTGAAGGATTCGTTTTTCACGGTGCGCCGGGGCTTCCCGAACGCCAAGGAAGTCAACGTCGGCGAGCTGCAGACCACGGCTGCGCCGCTGGCCCCGTTCGTGATCCCGCAGGCGCAGGCCCGCAACATTGCAGGCAGCGCGACCTATGTGGCCCGCTCGGTGCCCTGCGCGTACCTGAAGCCTGCACAGGTGATCCGGCCCGGCAACGTGCAGGATATGGCGCTGGTGTCCGCCCTGCGTGATGCTGGGCTGATCGGCCGCGTCGGTCAGATGAGCATGGCCGAGCAGATGCTGGTGGCCCAGGTTGGGGCATTCAAGTATCTGCGTGAGTCCATCGACAACCGGGTTTTGATGATGGCCACGGACATCCTGCTGACCGGCAAAACCACCATGGTGAGCGATGACTTCCCGTCCGTGGTCGTGGACTACCAGCGTGACGCCAGCCTGACCTATGCACCCACCACCAAGTGGGATCAGGCCGGTGCGACGCCGATCACCGACATCCAGACCATGATCAACCGGGTGATTGACGCCTCTGGCATGGCCCCGGTGGCCTACCTGACCTCCAGCAACGTGCTGGCCAAGCTGCTGGCCAATCAGGAGTTCAAGGACCGCTATGTGGCCACCAAGCCCGCCAATGACAGCATGCCGATCGGCCTGCAACTGGGGCGGCAGGATCAGGCGGTGGTGCGCGGTTATCTGGATGGGGTGCAGGTCATCACCTACGACGCCACCCACACCCTGACCGGTTCGGCGCAGCGGTTCATTCCGGCCACTGCATTCCTGGCCATCGCTGACACCCGTGGGTCGATCAACCAGTGCGCCATTCAGCACATGGACGCGCTGGGGATGGCGCTGGATTACTTCGACTACATGGTGGTCGAAAAGGACCCCAGCGGCATGAAGCTGATCACCGAGTCGGCCCCGCTGGTGGCCCCGGGTCATCCCAACGGCGTGTGCGTCGCCACTGTCCTGTGAGGTGAATCATGAGCAAGCAGCACATTGCAATCTGGTCTGTCGGGGACTTCCTCCCCGGCGAGACCGTAACCGGGCTGTCGGATGAGCGTCTGGCCGAGCTGGTGGAGCTTGGGGCAGTGCAGGCGGTTGATGCACTGGACCCGGAGCCTGTCGACCCGG